CTACTGTACTGCGGCGCTATAACTCTGGTGGGGTTGGTATCGGTCATACCTGGGGACCTCATCCACCGGACGCTCGCAGGTGTCCGCCCAGAACTGGATCACTCGCAGCCCGGTCTCCACCCGGGGGTTGCTGATCTCGTTGCACCAGCCGTGGATCGTGGAGCGCGGTATGTCCAGGGTCTGCGACATGTCTTTGACCGTCACCCCGGCGCCACGCAGATCAGCGACAATCCGGAACCAGTCGATACGCTCATTCTCTTTGAGTTCGATCACTTTACACCCCTTCTATAGAAAACGCGTGCGCGCGGCAGCGGGGGGAGGGCCATTATTTGACCTTGGCCAAAGCCTCCAGGAGTGGAGCCAGCTTTTCTTTTTTGAACTCCACACCCCGCTTACTCCGTACCATTTCCGTCTGCCCTTCCGGCAGCCACCACACCCTGATATCGATCACCTCCCTGCCTTTGTAAATGTCCCTCACAACCCGAACTTCCGCGGTGCTGGATTTGGGTATGACTGCCAGTATCTCTGGTTCTCCTGCCATGACCGCTACTCCGCCACTACCCGGGACAGATCCGGCGCTCGATCTGGCAATGTCTCCCCGGGTTCCCACCAATAGGACTGCTTGAACTCCCTGGCCGCCCGCCGGCGCATCTGCGCCAGGTAGCCGGGCGACAGGAACTCCTGCAGCTCGTGATAGATCATGTGGTCAAACGCCGCCTTGGTGTACCAGAGGTTGGCCCCTGGCAGGTTGCCTTTGACGAACCTCAGGGCTTCGGCACCGGCGTGCGTGTCCTTGCCCATCAAGGCCTGGATCAGGTTCCCCTGGGTGAGGTTGAGAGAGGACTCTGCCAAACCGACCACCGGGCCCATCATGGCGCCAATGGGGGTGTTCCCGTACTGGGTGGACTCGGAGAACACGAAATCCCCATACAGGCCCAGAGAGCCGCCCATCAGCATTGCCCGCATCCAGTTGCGCATGCCGCCATCGGCCTCTGGATTCATGCTGAGAGGATCCCGCCCTTTTACCACCTCTTTGATCTGCATGGAGACCACCCCCAGCAGTGTGGTGGAGGCGATGAGCATTGCCAGATACCGGGCCCTACCCCCGGCGGTGGGGGAATCCATGCCGCGCATCCAGTGGCGCTCAATCATGGATATCGGGAATGATTTGAACAGGAAGAACGAACGGGCAAGCTCGCCTTTCCAGGTACCCCGTTGGATGTTGGCCATCATCATGGCCCGTTCTTTGGCGCCTGGCTCAATAACCGCAACATCCGACTCTTCCAGAACGGCCCCCAGGAGGCGCGTGGCAGCGTTCTCGCGCAACACAGCGGGGTCGCCCAGGTCTGTCAGTGAATCATCCGGGATGCGGTAAATGGCGCCAGGAGTGAGCACGTTTGGATTGCCAGCGTTCCACGATTCGGGGGTGGCCCTTCGCCAGACCTCCCAGTCGGTATCCGTGATCCCTTTGGAGAGCAATATCCGGTAGTCGCCTGGGTCGAGCTCGCCGAGGGTCCGGGCATCCCGTGAGAGCTGCCCGATGGAAGACATCATGGTCACCCCGAATGCCCGGCGCCGGGCCTCCGTGAGCGCGTTCAGACCAGAGGCGCGCAGCACCGTCTGTGCCATCTTACTGCTGAAGGAAGCCCCCAGGCCCTCCTGGCCGAACCGGTTCAGACTGGCGATATAAGTGTTCATGGCCAGGCCTGCCCGCAGAGCCAGCCGCTTTTCCATCTGGTTGCGGGGGTTCAGCGCTCTCAATTCGTTGGCGAGCATGCGCATCTTCGGCAGCTTGTTCATCGCCGCCACCAGGTGCATGGTGCCTTCGTCAGACAGGGAAGTTATGACGGCCCCACCCAGGCGAGAGGCCACCAGCCAGTTGCGCAGGGTGTCGAAGGTCTTCGCCAAGTGCTCATTGGCTACCGGCTGATGCTTGCCGGTCACCAAATCATAAAGGTTTTCCAGGCTGATCAAGCGCTGCTGGAGCTTGCCGGCTTTGTCTGGGTTCGCCAGGGTCAGATCTTGCCGCAGCTTATCTTTCCAGAGCCGGAACTGATGATCTGGGTTAGGTCCCAACGCCTCCACCAGAGCCACGTCTTTGGCCACAGAAGAGATATGCCCCACCATCACCTCGTAAAGCGTCCTCTCCCCATATTTCGCCTGATACTGCAGGTAGCTTTCGGCATCTTTGAAATGGATCTGGCGGGCCTGGTTTCCCCGGTTGGCGCGCATTCCTGCCCCTCGGAATTGGCCGGGGTTGAGTTTGTTGACCCCGTCAGTGGCAATGGACTCCCAGGCGAACCCTAGAAACTCCATGAGCTCCTGGCTATTCATGGGGGTGCCATCGGGGTTGGTGTACTTACTTCGGTTCAGGTAAGGCATTACGTCACCGGCCCACTGTTCCCGGCCGGCCTTGGCCACCTTGGCGCGGGAATGATGGTGAGGCATCCCCCAGTCTTCCAACTGGCCCACATCACCGCCGGCACGATTGAATCTCTCCCGAAGTGCCGCGGCTACCTGATGAAATTGCTTGGCGCCCTCCCGGGCACCAGCTACCCCCGACTCTTCGCCGAAAAGCTCTCGGACCACCGCCTGGGTGCCCTCCTTGTTCTCAAGCAAGCCAAAGAAATGCTTGGCCCAGTTGGAAGGGTCGTCTTTGAGCCGGGCTGCGCCCTGCTCCAGGGTCTCCAGCATCTGCCGCAGTGCGTCCCGCTCTATGGCCTTGGCAGTGGTCTCCACCGACATGGTGTTGCCCTTGGTGTCAGCGTGGAACGCCAGCATGCGGGAAAAGGCGTCAATGGCATCCACACCTGTTGCCATACGATCATCCAGGAATCGGGATACCCGGTCATGGGCAGCGATGGTCAACGCCACCCGCTGGCGCCGCTTCTCTGCCTCCTGGATGATTTCCTCCGCTGCAGACTGGGCCGCGTTGGTAAGGCGCTCTGCCTGGCTCAGCTGCTGCCAGGCTTCACGATCGGCAGTAGCCAGCTGGCGCATGTTCCGGTTAATGCGGGTTTCAATGCCCTTGATTTCTTCATTGGTCAGGCTGCGCCCGACCGCAAGGGAGACCGCCTCGATGCATTCTGATTTCATACTCCAAACCTCATAAAACAGGCCACCGCCGCCGCGTAGGCCTTGGAATCAACCTGCGCGCGGTTGACGCCCTCATCTGCCCGCGACAACAGCTCCCGAGCGTTGACCTCAAGGCCCTCATCATCCATCACCCGCAGATCCGGACTATCGGCCACCGCTGCCCGGGCCACCTGCAGCTCTGGGGTGTCAATGACATCCTGGACAACTGGGACCCGGGGGCCTGGCTCTGGCAAGCGCGCAACCGGCTCTCTGGGATCCACCGGCCCTCTGCCGGGGGGCGGCAGATCTTCCCCGTAAATTTCACGGAAGGCCGCAGCCATGGGTTTAAGATCCGCAGGGGGGGCAGGCCTATAAACTCCCTCCGTGGCCGCGCGTGATAGCGATACCGGTTCCCCCTGGGTGAGTTGCTGTATGGCTTCGGTAATAGCTCTCTGGTGGGCGACAGAAGCGGCAATATCCGCCGGCGTCCCGGGCATGGTGTCACGCTGATAATGGCGGGCATTGTTCGCCGTAGCCGTTGCATTCTGGTCGGTGCGGGATATGCGTCTGGCTGAGAGATGGGAAACGCCACCGAACACCGCCCCGGTAAGGACGTCCAAGGCCCGGGCCTCGGCATTGAGCGGATCAAACCATTGCGCCTGCTCCTCATCTCCGGACCTGATCAAGACCTGCTGTTGGACAGCTTCTGCAGCTGGATTGACCGCCAGATTGCCAGCGACCCCGCTTGCTATCCTCTGGGTCAGGGTTTTACCGAAGAATGGGATCACAAAGCCGACACCAGCGGCAGCGGCCTCCACCCCGGCCACCTTCGCCGCGGCGGATCCGTCCACGCCCTGCCGGACCAGCTCCGTGCCAACCCCCATGGACTGAGAGCCAATCATCAAAGAGGGATTACCGCCACCAGCAGCCAGTGGCAGAGCAATTTCCGCCAAGCCTCCCAGGACACGGCCTGCTGTACCTACCTCGTTCGGGTTGGGCGTCCAGTAGTCCACAGATTTACCGGCAAAATCGTCAATGACGTTCTCGAAATACCAATCCTGCAGTTGGGTATCGCCCATCACCGCGTCCGCAGTCATGGGAATTGTGGCACCGGCCATTCCAATGAACTGGGCCGCCTTAGCGCCGCCCCTCATCAAGCCCCGTCCAATTCCTTCGCCGGCACCTTCCCAAAAGTCAGTCTCAACGGTTTCGGCGCGCAGAGAGCCAGCCCGGGCTGAATCTTCAGTTTGAAACTGCCCTTTGGTATCCATATCGAATACGCTCATAGGTCACCCCCAGGCACACTGATGATCACCGGAGCCTTGTCATTGTCCAGCAGATAATTTCTGCCCTGCAGTACGTAATAACGGTCCCCCGAATGGTTCTTAAGGCCAAACAGCTCGAACTTGTCAGCTAGGCTACCCATACCCCTGGATTGCATCTCCTGGGAAAAGGCTTCAGCAGCTCTATCTTCAAACTCCGATGGATCCATGCCCCAGGGGGCAAACACATGGCCATTCCCGTTGAGGTCGACCACATTCCCCAGGACAGCCCGAACTGACCGCTTCATGCGGGAAGTATCCACCACTCCACTGATGTCGCCCTCCTGGGCGGATTTGCCAACGTAGTAAGCGCGAACACCTTGCATAGCGAAATGGTACGCATCGGGGCGGCCGGCAAAGGCTTCCCCAACTGCCGAAGCAAATGAAGCATCGAAATCCATTTGCGGTGGCACAGGGAATGGCTTACCAGATCCATCTGCGGCTTTTTGGGATTTGGTTTTATTCAGTATCGATTCACCTACTAGCAAAGTCTGGCCAACATTACCGCTGGTCACAGACACATCATCAGTAAACCACTTTTTCTCAAGCAAGAGGTTACGCTCTTTGGCCATCAGCATTCCCGCCAACGCCTTCACTGGCGCGTCCGGCGATATTTGCTGCATAGTTGCCATGTATGCACCATCGTCATTCTTGGCCTTGCGCAGAGCGCTGAGGACTTCCCCCTGGCGCCGGGGTGTAGCTTCCTCAAGCACACTGGAAAGCAGCGAAGCTTCCTGAGGCAGTAAAGGCCTGTTCTTCACCTGCGTTCCATATTGATCTTGAAGCGCCCGTATCGTTGTAATCCGATCATCAATCTGCGCAGCGATCAGCGGCCTCAAGTCATTGTCCAGGATTCCCTCAAGCTGCAGGGGTGGGACCTGTTGCCCAGACCGCGCCTGGCTGAAGATTAAGGGCTCGTTCTGCAGCTGCTTTATATTGGATTGGATTACGGAACGTATCCTCTTGAAATTCTGAATATCCTTCAGGTCTCCCCCACCGGACATCAATAAGGTTTCACGCTCCCGCAAAAAGTCTTCTTGCTCTTGAATTGGCTTGGCTAAAATTTGTTGCACCTGAGCTTCAACGAGAGCCAGCCTGTCAAAATCATCCTCATACTTTGAGCCCTGTACGATATCAGCCCAAGATGACCACATCTCTGGCTTGGCAGGCACACCTGTTGAAATTTGCTTTTCTATATCCTCCAGCACCTTCTGTGAAGCGGAGTCAATCTTTTTTTCTATCTGAACAGCCTGGTATTCAGCACGAGTTATTTGGTTTGTTACGCTAGCCAGCAACCCATTGATGCGATCGATGCTAAGCTTGCCCGTGTAGAGGCCGTCATCGTTAATCAAATCATCATGGAGCGCATTAAGCCCCTGAAGGTCACCGCTGCTTTTTATCAACCGGTTTTTTGCGTGTTGAGTCCAGCTGTTCTCTTTGTACTTCTCCAAGTGCTTTTGAACGAAAGATTCTGGCAACCCACCCTCAACAGCGCTTTTTGCAAGCTCCTCATCCGCAATAACGTGAAGCTGTTGAAGGTTGTCACCCCACTCGGGATATGCTGCCAGCTTTTCCAGATTAGTCAGCCCACGTTGAAATTCAGCCTTCGCGGACTCCAAACCCATTCGCATTGCAAAAGTCTCTAGCGACTGAACTTGTGACTCTACCTGCGCGCGCCTGAGACGGTTTAAATGATCAAGCATAGGACCCGGCAGACCAGGGTCCTCCGGAACAGCCTTGCTCATTGCGTTACGATATTTTTCAATGGACTTTTCATAGTCCAACTCACCGCTAGTAACTTCGTTCCTTATGATATCTGCCTTCCGCTGCGCCTCCAGCTCATGCTCAAAGATAGCGTTTTGGAACTTCATGCTTCTGTGCAGCCTTATTTCGTTGGCCGCTATCTGATTAATAGTGTCGCCTAAATCTCTGGCCGCAATCCATTCACTAACTGTTCCTTGTACATTGACGGGCCGAGTCTGCACATTGGGGATAGCGTTACCAAATTCGTCTGGTCCGGGAAATCTAGGCACTGGAACCTCTCCTATTGATCATGCTTATCTTGAAGGTACTGGAGGATAGCCGCGCACTCCTGCTTGGCATATTCAATCAGGTCATCGGGACACATATCCTCGAAAGCAGTAGCGGCATGAAGGTTAATCATGCCCTCCAGCTTGAATTCGCGCGCCAATATAACCAGGGCCACCTGCTGAATCTGCCGAGAATTTATCAGCTTGACACCGGGGACACCCACAATCCTTCTGCTAGGCATCAGTTCGGAAATCTGCTTTGCACTGCGCTCCACATCACGGGCGCAAAAATTCACGCCCTTGATGCTTTCGGCTAATTTATGAATGCAGAGCATGCGGTCCCGGAGATGCCACTCAACTGAGAACTTATCCATAATTAAACAGACTCCGGATGATCAGGATCGCCATAGGGATAGAGCTCGCGCATGGTCTTCAATTCATTAACATCTCGACCGAAGAGCTCCGCAAGGCTCACGTTATGGCGTGCAGGATAATTCCAGATTTCCCTTGCGGACACTGAAAAGGACCCTGCACCAACCAAATCACAGAACATTTGGGCAGTAGCAAGCGTGAGATTAGCACCACTGCCTATTGGTTCGAGAGTTGGGTTACTTGCGCGTTTTGCTTTAGGGCTGATAGGCATACTTTGGACAGCCAGCCGACGGGCATCCCGTATCTGGTGGAAAAGCTTCGCAGCCTGTTCAATCTTCTTCACGAGGAGGAAAAGCTTTTCGTTAGCATCTTCCATCCGTTCGATACAGTCACGGTTCCACTTAAAATCAAACTCTTGCATCTTAAGCTTTCTGAGCTTCGTCTTCATGGCTGACTCTAAGAGCTCTTTTTGCTTTCGCTTGGATGCTAGCAATGCCTTAACTGTCTCGACTTCAACGACAAACTCTCGAATCGCAGACTCATTATCCGGATCCATTGCTGCAGCATCCCGTTTCTGATCCAGAGATTTTATCCGTTCATGAAGCTCCACGAGCTCTTGATCCAGGCCTCGCATTGCATTACTTAAATCCATCATTTGAGCCTCTGACCCGAGTTCAATCAGTTCTGCGATATTCATTTCACGTACCTTTAGTGGTTGGATTTATTGCTGAATTATCCTTAGAGCCCTCTTCCGGCTCTCCGGGATTTTGAGTTTCGAAATATTCACGTACCCGCTTGCTTATAAATTTATGCCTGGGGTGGTTTGCGTTTTTGTATGCCGGAGAAAGCATCATCTCTTCAATCTCTGCTTTCAGTTCCAACTCCTGATATTCATTATCTGCAGTCATATGATCACCTCCTTCTCTTTCGACCGGAAGACTGTTGTGCGAACTGAACGACCTCAACAGGCTCCTCAGATGCAGTAAAACGCTGATAGTTGAAATCTGCTTTGAAGTAATCGGTTCCGACCTGACCAGCCCTAACCTTGCGCCAAATGACTTCTGCCACGCCGCGTTGAAGCGAATCTTCGTTGTAGTAGTCGTCTCGATAGAGGAACCCAACGTTATCGGCATCCTGTTCAATATCACCAGAATGCCTAAGATCTGAAAGCACTGGCCGCTTATTAGGTCTGAGCTCTACCTAGCGACTGAGCTGGCTAAGTGCCAGCACTGGCACACCAATTTTCTTTGCCAACCGCTTTAAACCGCGGGACACCCTTCCAACTTTAACGGTTTCGTTCTCTCCTTCAGCATCAACGAGTCCAATGTGATCGACAACGATCAAAGCAAGGGGCGTTTTCCTATGGCACCGCCGGGATCGTGATATCGCCTCTTGAATATGCAGGCTGCTGGAATCATCAATTAACAGGGAACACTGATTAAGGGACTGCACCGACTTAGCCATATTTGCCCAATCCGAGTCAGAGAGCCGAGCATTCACCACCCTTGAGTATGGAATTGAACCGATATTGGACATGGTCCGACCGATGATCTGGTTGCTATCCATTTCAATCGTGAAGAACAGAACCGGTAATCCCTGACTGACTGCGATTTGAGTGGCAATATTCAACGCGAATGATGTTTTCCCCATCGAAGGCCGGGCGGCAATTACAGTTAGCTCCCCGGGCTTTAGGCCGCCAAGCCGGGAATCCATATTCCCAAACCCGGTCCTCAGCCCTGTGATTCCATCGCCAGCCTGAAAACAGACATCCATGTGGTCAACAAAGCCTTTGAGCTTTTCGGAGGCCATCACTGGCCCCTCGCCACCACGATCCGACTCAATGCGTTCCACAATCCCGTGGGCTTGGTTGACGATCTTCTCAATGGAAAGTGAACGGTCTGATGCCAACCCCTGGATCTGAGGGGCTGTGAGGTACAGCTGGCGCCGCCTGGCGTCTTCGGCAACCATTCCAGCGTAGGTCACAATATTCCTGGCGCTGGGAGCCTCTTTTTGCAGTTTGGCCAGCACCACGAACCACTCACTGCCAGGGCTGGTTTGGTCAAGCTTATCAGCTACCAGCTGCCATTCAGGAAACTCTCCGTCATCCATCACCTGGGCCATGGCAGAGAATATCGCTTTGTATTCCCGGTTGTAGAAGTCACCGGGTCTTAGAACATCAGCCACTTCATCGAACTTTGCCGGCTCAAGTAGTAAACCGCCAATTACGCTTTGCTCAGCCTCTGGGCGATAAATAGTCATCTCTTAACCTCTGGATCATTGAGCATTTGCAAGCACTTTGAGCCACTGGCCGAATCTTCTCTTCTCTTTTCTCTCTCCTCTCCTCTCCTCTGTGTACGAAAAGTGGAGCAAAGCTCAAGCGCTTTGCTAGCAGCATGCTTGCTTTCCGCTATCGCATCGCTATCAAGGATCAGCTCAATGAACCCAAGCTCGATCAATTTATGAAGATTCACCTCACTGTCCGCGTCTATTTTTTTCTTAATCCAACCCGGATCCATCGGCAGCTTATTGTTTTGTCGACTCGCAAGTAGGTATATACCGAGTAGATGGAATTTTTCTTGGTCGGCCAGAAGTGAAAATTCGTAATTCTCTAGGAGATGGTTGTAGAGCTTAATCCACGGTGGAGCTCGGTCCTTGTAATGCTGGAGCTCGCGCCAGTTACATACTTGGAAGAATTCCATCAGATTCCCGCCTTATCGGCAGCTTCCCGCTGTAGACGCCCATACTCCTTGTGGTCAGTACCGGGAGCAATGTCGTTTACGAGGTCGCGGTAAATCTCGTGCCGCCGGCGTTGCATGTGCACTGATTTACGGGTATTCTTTGCTCGCTTGGTATTGTGTTGGGGCCTCAGGGCCCCATTTCTTTTCTTCATGGGGCACCTCTTAAGAAGCTTCGCGCTGTGCTTTTCGCTCTTCCACCCAATCCAGGACCTCTCCCAGTACGTACCTTACTGATCGAGGACCAATCTTCACCGGCTTAGGAAACTTTCCCTCACGAACAAGCTTCTCGCGGTATTTTCTGGTAGTGCCACTGCGCAAGTCAGCTTCATGATTATCAATGAGGGTTTGGTAAGGATCAGGGGCCAATCCTGCAGGCTTTTTCTGGATGGAATTTTGCAACATGGTTACCACCTTTATGGAACATTAGGGTTCAGGTGGTAATTTATGGCTACCGCTTCGGAAAATTAACTAGGGGGGGTATTTTTCGTTTTTCGCCTTTTCTTTAGCGTATTTGCTCTTTGATTTTTCAAGTTGGTATCTGGCAGCTGAAATCTCCATAATTTTTCTATAGTTTTTTGGCAGTATAGAGTTCAGGTTAGCTGAATATTGCTTGATCCAATTATCTACAGTTCTGACATTTACCCCGTAGTATTGAGCAACCAGCTTCTTCGATTCGATTCCTCCAGCTCTACCACAAATACACTTTGCTCCTTCGATGAAATTGACCGCATCCTGAATACACAACTGTTGTATCAACCTTTTTTTGCCACCGCGGGGTTGACTGATAAATAGCTGTGGAGAGTGCCCACAACAGAGTTCTTCGAACGCAAAGCGCAACTCGCGCTTCATCTCGTTCTCCAACGGCTCATCCGAACGTAGCGCCAACAAAATGGCATCTTGCATTGCAACGATATTGCTTGCATTAAATCCGTTTTCAAGCCGGTCATACTTGGCTTCTGCATATTCCGGCGAACTTGATCAGTCATTCTGGAAGTATTTGATCACCTCAACCACGTAATGCATTGGGTCGGATATTAGCAACCTTAC